CTTTTCATTGTCTGTACACCAGACCTCAACAGTAACATTGTGGCCAGCTATAGCCCCACCAGCGGAAATGCAATCTGCTAAATCCATATTATTATGCTGTGTGGCCATAAAATAAAAGGCACCTAATGCTATTGTTAACGAACCACAATGGTTCAAAATAGTGGTAATTGTGGTTCCCGAGCCTTCGAAGGGACCATCAAACTGAATAGTCACTTTTTCACCATTACCACTAGGACTCACCAAGTCAATTGGTTGCATACATTGCTTTATCAGTCCTTTGGATCGTGTCGGATCCAAAAAGCTCATGATTTTCTCCACCATGATAAAGGCTGGTATGTCTTGGCCTGAGTCATTTGACGCCACATCAACGTTATATCCGAACCTGTGTCCATGCATATTTCCTGAATAACAGGAATCATCACTATATATTACACAATTCAAAACGTTGACGTCAGTTAAGCCGTCAATAAGGATGCTGAATATCTTTTCCAGAGAGTCACTCTTTGGCTTAGCCATTATAAAAACCTGGAGTGTAAACTCACCAAGCGTGAAAACGTGCATACCATCTAAACACATTTTAACGAACTCTGGCCCTTCTGGAAAATACATACAACCTGCATCATATGAAACAAATAAACGTGGTGCTTTGCCGAATTTAGCCAACTCGCGTTTAATACAAGCTTTTAGCCTGTCCACCAGCAACTCATCACTAGTGTGTTCACGTGCTGCACGCAAGTATATCCTTCTCAACTTGCTTTTAATGTGAGGAATTTCCGACGCATACTCACGAGGATAAAATGGTGATAATGCGTATAACCATCTAGAGTACAGTTCATAATAAGTCGCGTGAGCACACAACCCAATACCATCTTGCATTTGTGTGAGTATATGAGATATTGTGCCAACGGTGCACTGTTTAATGGAATGTATAAAATCTCTAACGTGCTCAGCAACAAATTTCTGTGCTCGATCAACAACTCCAACTGGTAGAAAGTGAAATCTCCCATTTCTAACCAAATCGTAAACATCATAATCGTATGTTTGTGACATACGATATCCAAGTGTTAATGAATTGTTGCGTATGATATCCTCGTTATCGCGTCGCCCAATCAAACGTTTCAATGCTGCATTCATATTGTTTGGTGAATTACTATACTCTATAAATGGCGGCTGCCCAAGCCCGCATAGCTCAAAATAAACTGTGCGACCTCTACGCTTTCCTGGGTCCTCTGTGAAATTGATTGCAACTCCTCTACCCAATGGAATTAAATCAACATCACTAGTCTTGATGACACTATAGTCATCTCGACGATCAAAGCCTGGTCCATCATATTCAGCATCTTCAACGAATCGAGGTTGGAACCAATCCACGAAATGTATCTCTTGCAGAATATTACACATAACTCCATAGTCACCAAAACCAACTGTTTGACCATTGTTGCACAATTTTGATGATAGAATTGTCTCACCAATTTTATTGGAGTTAATATAATGGATATATGTAACCCAATACAATGCAGTGGAATTGCACAACTCCCTAAACTCCAATGGACCATTTTTAGTGACATAAGTGTAACAGGCTTTCGTTATATAGCTGTCTAACGTTGCCGCTGAGAAATTCTTCTGAAGTAATCTTAGCAGTGGCGTTAAAACGATGTATTCGGTCTCGGGAAAATTCATGTCAGCCCCGAATTCATCTCGTCTATAGTATCCAGGTACCCTCATGACCTGAACACACGGACCGGGGTTTACTATATTCCCCGCTTCTGGATCACTAGAGCTGTCAAAATACCCTGGACCATGTTTAACAGCTCGATAATTAGCATTGGGCACTACGCGGTATCCAGTTGCATCGCGTATATAATCCTGACCATTATAATATGGCCCACATGCTTCATTCTCAATTAAGATGCGTGTGATAATAATGGGTGGTGGTGTTGACCCATCTATTGGAGGGTTGGGTTCCGAACTTGCATCTTTTTCTGTGGTGGCTTGTTTTTCTTTTTGTTTTTTATTTTTATCCACAGTTTTAATGTCTATGCGATTTTTTGCGCTGAATTTTGGTGCACCTGGGTTTGATCTAAAGCGATTAGTTTTCGCCTCTTTATTAATTCGGCACCGGTCAGCGTTGTCGACGTCGTCTGAATTAGTCCAACTTCCATTGTTGCCATTAAGTGATGACTTAACTTTAGGTTTAACAAATAAGCAGTCACTTGCTGGCAAAAATGTGAACAGATGACGACGTCGTTCATTATATAAATGCTGTTGCCACAAATCTTGGCATTCCAATGGAATGCTAATATCTCTGACATTAATTACGATTCTATTGTCTGGTTCTTGCATCATGGTTACGGGGAATAACCACAAGAACCAGGTGTGTACTCGCGTACGCCCCTGGTAGACTTGGGGTTGGTACAGCCCCAGGTGGAGTAACCAGTAACGTCTCTGCGCTTGACGCCTTATAGGTTTGGGCGTGAGATTCGGTTGAAGGAACCACGTGGTTCGTACCCGGATT